AGCGTTTCGCATCGTCGAGCGCTGTTGAAATCATCGCCAAGCGCGATATGGAACTTGGCCGCGAAGAGCGCGATACCAAGAAGTACCGCGATCAGTTCATCGGTTGGCTCAAGGGCGGCGCTGCACCGGAAGTGCGTGCACTCACGACCGCAACCACGCCAGGAACCGCTGCGGGCACGATTATGGTGCCTGCCGTCTACGAGACAGAGATCCTAAAATACCTGGATTCGCAGGATTTCATGAGGTCCTTGGCGGATTATCGCGGTGGAGTCACTGGTTACCCATCGCTCCGATACAACACGCAGACCAGCGCAGCCTACGGCGGCGGCACTGGTTCGTGGATTGCTGAAGGTGGCACCGCGGTAGCAAACGACATGGCACTGGCTGAAGTGCTGTTGCCACCGAAGTTGTGCTCACCAACCACGCAAGTTTCGCAGACGCTGTTGCGCCAGGCGAATTTCGACGTGGAAGCCGAAGTCATGATGGACTTGCAGAAGAAGTTGAGCAAGAATCAGGCCTTCGCATTTATCGGTGGCACGGGAACCAATATGCCAACCGGCATCTTCGATCCTGCAACCACGACCACTGGCGTTCGCACTACTGGATCTCCCGCAACCAACACCAACCTTCGCGCACAGAAGGTGACTGCTGCGACGTCATCGTCTTCAGTGACGATTGAGAACCTCACAAAGATGCGCTACGAGACTCTGCCAGCGGCTTACTGGAATAGTCCAACCTGTGCTTGGATCATTCCGCAAGACGTTTATGCAGCGATCGCTGGCATCATCGTGAACAACGTTCCGCTGTTTGTTCCTTCTGCTGATGCTGGCATTCGCAATGCAGCCCCGTTCACGCTCATGGGCCTCCCGGTCTACGTAACGCCCTATGTTCCCGTAAACGTTGCAACTGCAAGTACGGCCGTCAAGACCGTCATGGCAGTAGTTGGAGACATTCGCGAGTCCTACAGTATTCGCGAATGGGCAGGAATCGGCATGATCCGCGACGACATTACCTTGGCCACCACTGGCCAGGTGAAGTACACCGCAATGGCGTTTGCTAACGCGAACATCACCCGCGGCGATGCGCTTGTACAGTTGCGCGTTGCCAACACCGCGTAATGATCCTCTCATCCTTCAGGTGGGTGGGGCTTCGGCCCCACCTACCTGCAGCGAGGAACTATGGCCCTAGATATCGCAAAGTTCCGCAGTTGGGCGCGAATTCCTCATACCGAGGATGACCCGGCTATTGGCATTGCATGGGCAGCGGCAGTACGGGAACTAGAGGAGCGCACCGGGTGGTGCGTGGAGAGTGTCACCAGAACGCAGTGGGTGCCTGCAGCGCCCTTGACGATCTACGGCGGTCTGTACCTCCGTTTAGAGCGCCAAGGCGACCTGGCGGGAACTACGGTCACCTACAGCGACAGCGCTACGGTGCCGCTCACCGGCAACCTAAACAGCGCCAAGATTCAAATCAACGGTTTGATCTACGTGGACATGGACATTGACAATGTCAGTCTGACCTACCCGGTCACGCTGACCGTAACGGCCAGCAACGCAGCGCTCAACCCGCTGCTTGAGATGGCGCTTCTCCAGCGCGTGGCGCACCATGTTGCAAGCCGCGGCGATGACACCATCGCGCTCGACTCGACCTACTGGGATCGGATTACCGGCATGATGGGCAAGGGGATCGGGTAATGGCTGGGCACGTCCCATCCGGAATGCTGAGGCTTTCGATGACGGTACAGAATCCCGTGAGAACCATCGACAGCGTCGGCCAGGCAGAAGTGTCATGGCTCAGTGTCGCGAACATCGCGTGCCACATTGATTCAGCTCGCACTAACGAAGTGGTAGACGACCTTGGCGTAAACGCCCGTTCCGATTGGCGCATCCTCGCCGCTTGGCATCCGGCAGTGACAAGCAACAGCCGACTGCTTTACCTGGACAACGGCACCGAACGCGTATTCAACATCCGCGCCTGTTGGGACAGGGATCAGAAGCGCCGACGCTTGGAGATCGAAGCGACGGAGGTCACCGAGTGAAAGCCACCCAGGTAACCCTGAAGACGCAATTCCGCGACGGCAACGTCCGCGCTGCGTTGGCTCGTCTTGGGCCCAAAGTCGCACAGAACGTAATTAAACGATCGATGCGCAAGGCGCTTGACCCAGTACGGACTGCGCTTCGTGAAACTTGGGTAGCCGCCGGGTATCGCGGTAAGCCGCTCCACCGTCGGGCGATCGATAAAGCCACCCGCATCGATGTCCGACGCGCTGGCGGTGGAACAAGCGCCGGGATCACTGGCCGTGTCGGCGTCATGTACGGCAAGTCGGGCGGCGTCGGCGCTGGTGGTCGACAGAAGATTTGGCACTTGCTTGAAGGTGGATTCCGGCATTACGCCAAAGGATCCAAGGCGTACGCCAACTTCAGTAAGGGCGTCAAGGCAGAGCAAGCCACCTACCGGGCAATCATCAAGCAGAACCGCCCGGAAGCGCTCACGGCGCCAAAGGCAGAACGTAGCGGCAAACTCCGCGCAGTCTTCGCTGCGGCCCGTGATGCAGCGCCTGCGTTCGTCGCAGAGCGCTCCGCACGCGCTGTGGCTCGAAAGAGCGCGACGGCGAAGCAGATCGCCGGAGCCTGGCGTTCTCGCGCTGTTGCTACGCGCATGATCCCACAAGCAACCAAGAACCTCCGCGACTACATCCTCCAAGCGTGCAAGGAGGCTTTACGTGGCAACAAGTAGAAGCCTGTCGACCATTACGGAAGCGCTGTACTCGTATCTATCGCCTCGCATCGGCGCTGCTGAATTGTCGCCGCGCTGGCGTCGGCAGGGAGACCCGCTCCCGTACGTCACCTACGAGTTCACATCCGCTAGCTGGGCGCAGACCACAAGCACCGTCACCAACATGGTGACGCTCACCGTCAACTTCTCATGCGTAGCCGGGACAGTTGCGGAAGCGCTTGTCGTAGCGGATGACATTACCGAAGCGTTTGCAGTCAGCGTTACGGAAGACTCCATTACGTTTCGGATGGTCGATATCAATATGAGAACACTGGACGCCGTGCCCGATGACGGCACAGGCGATGCCGAGAGAATCATCGTAGTCACTACAACATTCCTTACCCACGACGAGACCTAAACCATGCCAACGACATATACAGCGGGATACGGCGGGACACTTACCATTAACTCGGTAACCATTCCGGTACAGAACGTAACTATCGATCAGTCTCGCCAAGAGATTGATATTACTACTACGCTTGACCTAAGCACGTTCGTGATGGCGGGCCGTCTGTCGCGCAAAATCACTTGCACGGCAATGGCAACAACAGCGGCGGAAACTGCGCTTACGTTGCTTATTAATACCGCAACCGATACCAAGACCATTGTCGCATGGTCGGACGGCAACTCGGGCACGTCGTACAGCATCACCTGTATGTTGACGAGCGCCAGCCGCTCATATGACGGGCAAGGCGTTGCAACGATTAACTTTAACTTCTCCGAGGCGAAAGCAGCCTAATGCCGCTCAGTAACGATTATCTCGGAGATGGCTGGCGGGACGCCATCATTGAAGGCTTACCGCCATTGCAAGTACGCCGACCTGTGATGCGTGACATCGCGGGTGGTGGTCAATACTGGTGGATTGCGTGCGTGCGCTGCGCCGACGGTACGCCGTTACTTGCTGAGGGCGTAGCCGCTGCGGATCTTCGCGTCGAAGTTGGTAACGCCATCATTGCGGAGGTAATGAAAGACCGCCCTATTCAAGCGCCGAAAGGCGCATCTGGAGGATGACTCCAGCAGCCCGGATGGATATGCCAGTCGGGCTGATGACTGAGGCGACGCCTGAGGAACGGATTGAGAGTTTGCTCATCACGATTGCTTGCGCGCTCACACGCGCACCAGCGCACAGGATTGCACCATGGCTAATGACTTAAAGGCATCGGTAAGCATCACAGCGGATACGAGCGGACTGATCTCCGGCGTGAATGGTGCCATGGAAAAGATCAATCGCATCAGCGCCAGCAGTACCGCGATGGCTGGGATGATGGGCGCGCAGAAGGTGCTGCAACTCGCGCAGGAACTTTACCGCGCTGTTTCGGATCGTTCTGAGCATCTATCGAAACTGGCTCACACGTTCTCTCCGGAAGCCATGACCAGTGCCGCGAAACTGTCACAGACTCAACTGAAATCAGATATGGCAGTCGGTCAAGCCATGGGCCCGGCACAGGCTGGAATTGATCGCGCCAAGGAAGACGCGTTGCGTGAAGAAACCGCGCAGACATTGAAGCACGCCGAAGAAATCGGGCAGGGAATGATCGTCCTAAACGCTATTTGGGATCAGACCAAGGCGATAGCCATCGGCGCTACGGATGCTGCGCTTATTTCTATTGGAAGCCTCGCGGAATCAAATCTAGCGGAACTGGGAACGATGCAAGCCGGAGCGGTGCAAAATGGCGCGGGTGCGGTAGAAGATCCAATGGCTACAGGCGACGCGGCGGCGCTGGCGTGGATTGCTGGAATCATCCAAGACATATCGAAATCCGTAAAGGGAGACTAATGGGAGCGCTAAAGATCGTCCGCCACGCAAGTGGCCCACAGTACAAGGTGAGCAGTCCAGGGCAACCGTTCACGATGACGGAGACTTACCTCGTATCGTGGATCCCTACAAACGCCGAGGACGTTCAATCCTGCCCGGAAGATATTGCGATCATTGTCGCCGCCTCTGAAACTGGCGCGGGTGGCTTGAAGATTCCTAAGGTGCAAGCGCGATACGCCGGATGCGATGCGAACGCGTCTTTCCTTGTATGCGAATCGGTCGATTGGCGTTGTATGCCGGGTGCGCTGAAAACTTGGATGGTCACGGCGAATTGGTCAAGCCTGATGGAGTTTCAGTACAACGCGACGCTTCCGGAACCGTGGACGCGCATTACGCGCACGAGTTCAATGCGGCAGATGCCGATTTGGCGAGTGGATGCTGCTATACCGGCTGAACCGTACACGTTCCCACCGACAGCATCGGGCGGAGACATTGGCGGAACGAAGGTAGACATCCAAGGACAGCCGGCAAATCGGTTTGTACAGCAGATGCAAATCATCTGCGAGTTCCACTATGACCGGACGTTCACGCTTGGGCCCGATGACGAGATCGCACCGGAGCCGGGCCCGTACTTCAGCGGATGGCTCGGTACGCGCAACTCCGAAGAATTCCTTGGCTATGAAGCCGGACAGATTCTCTGCAACGGGATCAGCGTTTCGCCAGTGAACGATCAAATCTACATCATGCAGTTCAAGTTCCTCTTTGATTGGATGTCATTCTTTGAGCAGCGCCCAGCGCCCAACACTGGCG